TCTGCGCCTGGGATTTGCTTGGCGATGATCTCGTCGAAAGGCTGGAACTCCTCGGAGCGTTGCTGGCGGCGACGGTCGTGGCCGATGGTCTTGGCAGCGTCTAGGTCCACCTCGATGGCACCACCGTTGGCGACCCAGGCACCACGGAAGAACCGATCAGCTGGGATGTTGTCGGCATCGACGATTTCGTAGGGAACGCCTTCGGGGACATCCTTGAGCGCCAGTTCGACTGACTCGGTTGGGATGATGACGGCAACACCGCCAGATTCAGATTGGTAGATGATTCGTTTCATGATGGGTTACCGGAAGATGGCGACAGTGCAAGCACTCACATCTATGCGAGTGTTATTGTTAAACGTTCCAACAGTGCGGATTTGTGCGCTGGATGCTGTACTATTTGACTCTATAAAACAAGAAACGACAGGTCTGCTAGTATCACCAGTTTCTGAGTTTGTAATAGAAATGGCGCTGTAATTAGCATCCACCATCGCCGTAGTGAAGTTCACCGTATAGTCGCCCGTCCCGTTGTCCGTAATGCTGCTCACGTTGTAGCTAGCGCGGATCGCCACGGTGCCGGTGCCGTTGAAATTAACCCACGCTTTGCATAATCCGCTGGCTTCAGCAGAGCCAAGTTTGGCGGTGGTGACGGCATTGGCTGCCAGCACATCAGTATCGACCACACCATCAGGAATACCCCCGACGCTGATGCCGGTGATCGTCCCAGAGCCAGCGATTGAAATTGGCATGACTTACACCACCACCCAGCTTGAGCCACTGGGAATCGTGACGGTTACCCCAGAGTTTACCGTTACTGGGCCAGCTGTCACTGCGTTTTTGTTAGTACTCAAAGTGTAATTGGTTGTCACCGTCTGTCCATTCTCGTAAAACACATCATCCGATCCACCACCAGTCGCACCACCACCGATGGCGCCCCATGCAGCGTTTTTGTACCCTTCGAACGTACTAAGTGTGGTGTTGTAACGGATCATCCCGTTGACCGGGGAGCCAGGCCGCTGACCAGTTGTGCCGTCTGGCAGTTCCAGTGCAGTGGTCGTCCCAAGGATCACGTCACCCGTAAAGGTGGCGCCTGCCAGTGATGCAAGGCCGAGGTTGGTGCTGGCCAGCGTGCCAATCGTTATGAACGCCGAGTTGGCAGCATTGCGCTGCTTCAATAAGCCGGTGGTCGTGTCTACCCAAAACTGGTACGCGTAGGTCGTAGCCGGAGCAGTTGCACTGCTGTTGTTGCTGACAATGGCCGCAAGCGCATCATTCAGATCAGATCTGACCGCTGCACCTGTGCCATTGGCTATGACGTAATCGTGGGTTGCCACCGATTAGCCGGTTCGTTGTTTCACAAGTCTACAGTGCCTTGCCATACCCAGTCGCGGTGTAGGTGAAATTACGGTCAACAGCAGTTCCAGCACTGTTGCGGAAGGTAACCGTAAACGTGGTGCCGGTGACACTGCCAACCGTGAAGAAGTCACCAGTCGCCATGTTTTGCGCCGTGATGCCAACGCTTGGGAACACCGTGCTGCCAGCCGTGTAGAACGCCTTGTCAAAGGTCACCGTCTTGGCGCCAGCACCACTTGCGATGACTGCTGTGCTTTGGTCCTGACGTTGCTGGAAGGTCGCCTCGTACCCCAAAGCGTCGATCAAAATGTTCTGGGATGTATTGGTTGACGTCAGTTCGGCTTTGAACTCAAACGCCCGACCGTTGAAGGTGCCATTAACGAATTCCTGCCAAGCGGTCCAGGTTGGTGTGCCAGCAGGATTGTCGTTGGTCGCACGCATGTAAAGTTTTGCGTTGACTTGATCAATCACGCCACCATCAAAGTCATCCCATAAGTCCATCAATTCCAGCCTTGAATCAATTAGGTCACTAGGGTAAAAACCACGGGTGACAAAGTACCGCTTCAGGTCAACGGCATAAGCAGTGCCAAGGTCAAGCGCGTTAGCAAAGTTGTATGTGCCACTTGCCTGCACGTCACCTAGATAGTCAAAACTTGTAACCAAATCAAAGCTAACTATGTCATCTACAAGACCAGTACCATCAAGACACAGTGCATCAAAATCGCTGCTGTAAAAAACATTGGTTTTGGTGCCCTGGAATGGTGGGGCGTCCTGATCCTCCCGCCGCGTTTGAATTGGGAAGAATCCCAAAGCATCAGGAAAATCAACAATGACGCTGGTTTCGTTGGTTGACTGCCTGCCGCCGTCATCTTGAAACTTGACCAGAATCTCGCCTTCCACCAATGGCACGATGGCCTCTGTGGCGGCACCAGCTTTTGCTGGAATTAGGTCAACCGAATTGCTCCAGGTTGCCGTGCCGTCAGTCAAATTGCTATGGCGGATGTGAACTGTGCCACCAACTGCCACGTCAAGGTCGGTAGTTTGGCTCCAGCGCAGCCTGGCGCTGTTAGCGTTGATTGGCTCGATGGTGAGGTTTTGAACGTCTCCTGGCAATGCGGTCTTGCCTGCAATAGAGAACGATGCCGCTGTAATTGGACTGGCCTTGCCAACGTTATTGATTGATTGAATTTGAACTTGAAGCGTGCCAGCAATAAGGCTGTTGATTCGTGCGGATGGTGATGTGGTTTCAAACGTAATCCAGTTGTTATTGTTTAAACGGTGCTGAACACGGAAGCTGCTGACATTTTTAGGTGCAATCCAGCTAAGGTCAAATGCGGTTAAAACGCTGTTGCCGTCTTGGTACAGGTGTTCGGTGCCATCAATATCATTTACTGGATCTGGAATAGCGGCAAGGTTTGTAATGTCACGCGGAACAATTTGCAGATCGCTTTCAATTGCGTCATAAATTGTTGAGTTGTACGCCAGTGCTGTAACGCCGTAGACACCAGGCTCGGATTCAGTAACCGTGATGACCCGGAATGTTTGCAGTTCTACGTCAGTTGTTTCAATAACCCAAATGCCTTGAGCGTTGGGTGCCTCGCTAAACGCATTGCCGACGGTGACAACCGTGCCACTGATGCTTTGGATAGGACGCAGTTCAGCCGAGCCAGTTGGCAACATGACTGTGAGTGTTGCGCCATTCGCAACGACAACGCTGAGATCTTCAGTGCTGTCGATTGTGACCGTGGTTGTGGTTGCGCTGCTGATCCGGCCACCACGGCGCGAGCCAGCTTTCATTGGATCGGCAACATTGATGACCATGCCGGGGCGCAACACGATGCCGCTATCCAGCGACACGGCAAAGGTCACTGTCTCGGTAAGGTTCTGCTCGCTCAGTAGCGTCCACTTACCAGCACGATGCGCTTGCCCTTGGCTGTAGCAACCCAGCAATTTGACATCACGGTTGATGATGCCGTACTTGGCAATTGCCGCAGCATCTTCAACATACTCAAATTCGACTTCGCCTAAACCTTCGTAGGTCTGGTATCCAATGGTTGCGGTGCTGGCGCGTGCTTTCTGTGAAGTGCCTGAGTAGTTGAAGATGCCGTCAATTACGTTGGCAGCAGCAATGACGTATTGCGGATCCGATGGCTTGTCTTGGTTGACCACCAACGTGCCAGCACCGTAGTAGGCAATGCCACGGAACAATGCCGTGAACTCTTGGATGACGTTGTAAACCTCGTCGCGGCTATTGAGCAGCAGGTTGCAAAGGAAACGTGGTTCTTGGCCGCCTTTGCCATCACTGACCAGGCCGTTGCAGTATTGGCTGATTGAAAAGAAGTCGTATCGGTCAAGACTGCTGGCCGGAATGGATGCCCCATAGCGGGTATTGGTCAGTAGATCCCACAGGCACCATGCTGGATCTGCACACCATGTAGCAGCGCCAAACGTTCCATCCCACACGCCCGAATAAGTAACGCGGCCAAGGTATGTTGTTGTATCAACTGTGGCGTTGCTCGGCAACTGGATCTTGATGCCACGCACCAAGTATTTGCGGGATGGAATGCTGTTGAATTGGCGGCTATCAAACCGCAGAAAAGCTAAGGCGCTGTTTGGGTAGCGCAGTTTTTCATCGATAATTTCTGTGTAGCTGTAGAAGTAGGTGCGGTTCTGAATACGGGTGCTGCCAGAATCTGGCGAGATACGCACCAAGCGGATGTCAACAGGAAAGGCGCCATTCAGCGTCAGCATGTAGTCGCGCTGATAACTGTTGGTTGTTTTGCCGCTGATGGTGTCCGATACAACAGTTGTAAATCCACCAGAGTTGTATTGCACTCGAATTTGAATATCTACGCTGTTGCCAACAATGTCACCGTCATCTTCAATAATTTGCAGTGCAGGCAGCTGCACCGTAACCCGCACACGGTCAACATCTGTGTCACTAATTGTGCGAGTAACTGAGGTGCTGGCAGTAGCTTCTACATTGACAGCTTTTTCAGATTCAGTGCCGTTGGTATTCGGAATATAGGCTTGTGCTTGTGTGCCGTTTCGGGTAACAACTGTGTAACCAGTAAAGTTATCAGCACCAGTGCTGCTTTGAATTGGTGTGCCATCAAGGTAAATGCCTTTGACTCCACCTTCAATCCCTTCAATTTCACCTTCACTAAGCAGGTCAAGAACGCTGCCGTATTGAACTGACTGGAGTGAATCGTCGGATTCTGTTGGTGTGTGCGCCTGGCCGCCACCGCCACCACCTTTGCCACCGCCGCCACCACCGCCGCCGGAACCTTGGATCGAACGATAAGTGCTCATATCAGTTGATCCACGTCAAGGCCGCTGCTGATTACAGCCGAGCCAATATAAGTACGACCGTAGCAAATTGGAACTGGCATTCCTTGTTGCACAGTATTGGTAATACCTGAAAAAGTAAAAGATTCAAATCGTGCCGCTTCTTTGCCGCGTTCTGCACTTGAATAAGTTTGTTGTGGTGAAATTAGCTGGGCAATTCCTCCAAGAACAAGACTTACACCAATGCCACCAATAATACTTGCCGCTGTTCCTCCTAAAATAAATCCAGAAAATGCAGTTGTAGCTGTTGCTGCTGTACCAAAAGCAGATGCACCAAGACCTAAAAATCCACCAACAGCTGGTCCAGCAACAATTGCCAAAGCAATCAAACCAATACCAATGCCAATCATTGCGCCAGTTCGACCAGCACCAGCAATCACAGGGGTGATACTGAAAACTTGGCGCTCACTCCAAGGCATGACCAATGGGGACAAGTCATCTTCGGTAACTTTTTCCTTGCCAATCGTTACGCGGTATGCCACGCCATCCTGCTCACTATCCAGCAACCACTTGTCCAAGCCAGGAAAATTAACGCACAGTGCCTTGATCGCTTGCGCTGGTGTATCGGCTTCAAACTGGAAACGGCATTGCCCCAGATACTTGCGTAGGGCGCCGTAGACCTTAACGACTTTCATGCCGTAGGACCATGGCAGTGCTCTTGATATAGTAGCCGCCCAGCACGTCCCTACTGCTAAGTCGGCCTTGAACGTGGTGCAGGATCTGCTGGTCGCCAATGTAGATGGCTGCGTGGTTAGGCAAGCTGGAGCCAAGCTGCATCAGCAAGGCATCGCCGTATTGCAGCTCATCAAGCGGCACCTTATGGAAGCCTTCACGGTGAAAATTGTCTAGGTACAGGTTTTCGCCACGCTCCCAGAACTTATCGCGGCGGTTGTAGTCGCTGAGCTGAAGGCCAAATTCCTTGCCGTACCAGTCACGGCACATCGTGTAACAGTCCACTACGCCAAACACAAACTCACGGCCCACATACGGCAACTCGTATGCCTCTGGCAGCGTCAGGCTGGAGCCACCAGTCTTTGGATTGATGATGAACCACGGCAAACCGGATTTTGCACAGGCCACACGATCCGCTTGGCTTGGATTGGGATTGGTTGATGGGTGGCTGTGGACGATGGCCACGATCTCGCCTTGATCCTCGACTGCTGCGTAATCTTCGCCGCTCAGAACAAAATGCTCGTCGGGCGTATCAGCCAGGTTGGTGCAGGGGAAATACCGCTTGCGGCCTTTGACCACGGCAACCAAACCGCAGCACTCGCGTGGATCCTCAGCTTGCGCGTGCTCCAGGATTGTTGCTTGCAGTGCTTTGCTAATGATCACTTGCTCAGACCTGCGCCAGGAAAACTGCCAAATGGTAATTCAGCAGCGGCGCCAAACCGTAATTTGCAAGATTCAATTCGCTTGCCGCACGCATCTAATGCCAACGTGCCAACAACTTGATCTTGAGTGTTCCAGTAATTGCTGCCGGTGTAACCGCACTCACCACCGCGATAGATCCACTGGCAAACATTGGCAATGACCTGCCGCCGGGGAAGCATCACGCCCACAAGGTCAAATTTGCTGGCCAGCTCAAACTCAACAACGGCGCGGTTTTCGTTTGACTTGCGGTCCACGTACCAGATCTCGTCTGGGAATTTGGCGTGGGGATCGGCACCGGCTGCACCGTCCAGATACTTTTTAAGCGTGCGGATACGAACCACCTTGGCGCCACCAAGGTCATTGCCTGTGGTGATCAGGTTGACCTGAAGCAGCAATGCCGTAATGCTGCTGCCAATGTTGCTGACGGCGAGCTTGGGGCGCGGCAGGCTGCCGCTGCTGCTGTAATCAAAGCCAGTGGCCTCCAATGCCAAACGCACATAAGACTGGCCGTTCCAGACCACGTTGCCGGTCACCGCAGCATTCACGCCGTTGTGGAAGTAGTAAATATCTGAACTGCCATGCAGTGTGGCGTCAAGGTGCAGCTGGAACAACTCAATAATGGCGTTCGGTTCCAGCACGCTGAGGTCTTCGTAGACCGCGCTGATCCCCGTCCAGGTGACCGTGCCATCAACCGTTGTGCCATCAATCAGCGTTGGCCATGCCGGTGCAGATGCACCAGAAGTGCCCGCTGTGGTGCATTTGAACACCAGGCCAAAATCCTGCACCGTGGTGGCGCGGACAATGGCACCAACGGCGTAACTGCTAGTAGCGGCCCAGCTTGCGTATGCCATCAGGGTTCAAATACTTGCGTAAACGTAGCTTGAACCGTTGCGCGGTTTAGATATGGGATCGATTTGCTCCAGTCTGCGCAAACAAACTTGCCACTACCAGCTTCACCCGGCGCGGTCCAGTCGAATGATTCTTGGCCAGCACGGGCATCAAGAAATGTTTCAATCGTGTCCGCATCGGTTTCCGATATTTCCCAGGTCAGGCTCCAGTTTTTGGGATTCTGGTTCAAGCCAAAAACGGCACGCATCTCATAGCCATCCCCGTACTGAACTTTGGTTACTTTGGGCTGGCTGGTCTTCTGTGCGCCGTAGGTTGGCGTGATGCTTGGAAAGGTAGCCATTAGCGTCGTGTACCGGCCAAGAGACCGCCTGGGCGTTGTTGCTTAACCAATTCTGCCTGCACCGCAGCGGAAACTGCAACACCAAGCTGCTTGGCCTGTGCCTGATCACCTTGGACGTTGGAATTGCCGCTGGCGTCTACGTTGACCACGACGCTGGTGCTACCACCGCCTAGTGCGTTGTTCGGAACGATGCTGCCACCGTGCTTAGGCGTGAACAGCTCGGGGCCACGCTCGCCAACCATGTAAGAGGATCCGGCGCTGACTGGGCCACCAAGCGCTTTAGGCACAAACGCTGAACTGAAATTGGTGGCGCCACTCAACCCACCGCTTAAGGAACTCATCGAAAAAGATGCTGGGTTAAAACCTCCGAACCCAGAGCCAGCACTTGTTTTCGGTCCCAAGAAACTTGAAATAGCATTGATGGCTTGATTAATTACATAGATGCGAAGCAGTTGCATCGCAATATCCTTGAGCACTCCAGAGGCTATGTTGCGAAGACTTGCGCCAAAGTTTTCACTGCCGCTAATCAGCGCATCAAAAGCTGATGTCATGCCTTGGCCAACCGTATTGGCAACACCATCGGCAAGATCTTTTTGTTTTTGCTGTTCCACCGTGAGCTGCTTGGAGTATTCAAGGATCGTGCTGTAGCCCGATGCTGCGGACATGATCCCAGATATGTATTGAGGGTAGGTATCAACAGCTTGTTTTTGAAATGCGGTAATATCAAAATTTAATTGCCTTGATACTGTTTCGGATTGGATTGCTAGTCTAGCTAGCTCAATTTTCTTTTGCGCTGCTGGCATGTCTTTATCTGCTTTGATTTTTGCAATATCAGCATTCACCTGAAGCAGTTGTTTTTGCGCTTCAAGGTTGAGCACCAACTGTGTATTTTCTGCAACGCGGGCTTCCAAGATTTTGCCTTCAATGTCAAACTGTGAACGTGCCAAATCCAGCATTGTTCCAGAGTTGGTAATTTGCTCCGTAAAGTCTTTAACTTTTGCCTTTTTGCTACCTTTTTCCGTGCCTGCGCCGGTTGCCCCTACTCCAGTAGGCGTAGGAGGCAGCTCAGGTTTTTTAGGTTTTTCTAATGGGATACTTGTAATCGCTTTGATTCGTGCTTGGTTTGTTTTTACGCGGGCTTGTACCTCTATTAGCTTTGCTCTATCGGCTGGCGCAGCCATTTCTGCGGCTGACTCTGCTCTTGCATCTTGTGCTCGAATTTGCAAGGCCAATGTTGATGCCAGTTTTCTATCATTGGCTAGATTTTTCTGCGTTGTTTTTAGCATTTTTTGACGTTCTTCTACAGTCTTGCCTTTGAGTTGTCCTGCCAAAGATTGCTGGGATCTGGCTGCCAAACTTTTCTCCGCAGCACTTGCGCTTCCTAGGACTGCTCCGGTTTGTGTGATGACGTAATTGATGCCAACCGTAACAATTCCAATACCAGCAAGTCCGAGAAGTGCGGTAGTTAATCCAGTAACGGATCCTGCGGTTGCTATTGATGCTGCCTGAAGTGTTCTTGCATTAGTAGTGTAAAGGGCAAACGCGGTGGCACTGCCCGTTGCTGCGGTTCCGCTTGCAGCAACTGAGCCAGTTATTGCTGTCGTTGCCGCCACAAATGCAACATGTAATCCAATGACACCTTGGATAGCTTTTTGCACCAATATCATTTGAGCAATAAGTTTTATAAGTTCGCCAGTAGCATTCATGACTGGTTGCGGCACCGCATCCATTGCATCGGCAAAGCCATTCACGCCTTTGGTTATGTCTTGAATGGTAATTACAAGCGTCGGACCAAAAGCTTTGCCCAGTGCTTCACTTAAATTCTTGAACGATGTATCTAGTGCCTTGAATGTATTGTCAAGGCTACCTTTCATTGTCTGAAAATCTGCATCAGTCTTGCCAGAAGCATTGCCGATTTGGCCAAGAATATCTCTAAAGTCTTTGCCGTCTTTCGATGCAGCAGCAAACGCACCACGCATTGCTTCTGTGGGTCCAACCATCCGTGCTGCCGCTTCTTTATCTTTATCAATAGCAACTGACAGTTCTTTCATCAAACCGCCAAGACCCTTGGTCTGAAGGCCCATCAGGTTCCATTGGATACCAAGTTTTGCGGCGGCAGTTTGACTTTCTTTAGTTGGTTGCAATAGCTGTGTCAATACAGCGCTAAGGCCAGTGAATGCCACTTCTGCCGTAGCGCCATTCTTGGTAGCAGATGCGATAAACGCATTCATCTCGTCAAGACTGACGCCTGACAATGCCGCCATACTTGCGACGCGGCCAAGCTGGGAAACGTAATCGCTCCATTCTTGGTTGCCGAGTTCAACCGCTTTTGAAATGCTGTCGGTAACTTTGTAGGCTTCTGTTCCGCTCATGCCGTAAGCATTCAGCGTTTTAACAAGAACTTCGGTAACGCCTTGGTTGTCAGCCAAACCACCTGTTGCGGCTTTGGTTGCGGCTTCAAGGATCCTGATATTTCCAGCTGTATCACTGAATCCAGCTGATGCTGCCTGGTAGCTAGCTGCCGCAAGTTCTGCTTTGTTGGCAACGCCACCAAGGCGATCGCTTAAAGCAGACAACGCTGGATTGATTTTTGCAACATTTACGCCAACCGTGCCAAGGCGGCGGATATTTGTATCCAGTTCTTTGACATCGCTGATAATTCTGTTTATGGCAAAGCCCGCCGCAAAACTTGCAGCTAGCGACCCAACCACACCATCTAGCTTTTGCAGTGCTGATTGAGTGTTCTTGGAAGCTACGCCAACCTGATTAAGACTCCGAACAGCACCTTGGCTGTTTACCTGGATATCGACGGTTGCTACTGCCACGAATCGACCACTGCTATTGCGTCAGTCTACTAGCTACGCCGCTTGGCTTTTTCCATTTCCTCGCGTTCCCGTTTGCCTTTCAGCTCGTAGTACGCGGCAAAGTGGATGAATTCAGCATCCGTCAGTTCTTGCCGAAGCCGACTCACCGTCATGCCCAGCTCAGTGGCTAGGAACATTTCAAAGTAAAGCCAGCTATCGGCCTCTAGTCGTTTTTTGCTTCTTCCAGCGATTCAGGCGCACCAAGTCCGAACAGGAACAGCTCCAGTTCGTTCAGCACCGATTCGGGCAGTTCGCGTTGCAACTTGGCAGCGTCAGCTGGCGCAAAAGCTTTCTTGCCATCTTCCAGCTCAGCCATGTGGCACAGCATCTGGGTGCTGATGTCCAATGTCTCGTCCGACCCAGCGAGGCCAGTGGCACGCTTGCGGTCAGCGCGAGTAATCGGCTTGAAGTACAGCGACAGCACCACGGTGCCGTCTTCCTTCTTGATGTCGAATTTACGCCGCTGGTTAAGGTCAAAAGCCCCGGTGAGAAGATCAACGGGGCGTGGTGTGGCAGGCATTAGATCGAGGTAGTAATGGCACCGTTCATGGTGAAGTTAACCGTCACCACTTCCAGTTCACCAACCGTAGCACTGTAATCAGTGGATGTGATCACGATGCTGCCGGTGATCTTCTTGCCGCCAGTTTCGTCAAGGTACAACTCAACGGAGGCGTTGCCTTCGTCGGTTGCGGTGTTGACATCCTTGATCAGGTCAAGTTTGTCGCCAGCGCTGGGAGCGTCATACATGATTTCCATGCTGCCGCTACCTGCGATCAGGCCACCAATGTTGGCCTTGTAGGTTGCGCCTTGAGCGGTTGTCTCAAGCACGTCTTTTTCCACGGTCAAAGACCAAGAACGCACGGCGGCAATCTCAGAGACGCCGCCGCTGCTGTCCTTGTCAAAGAAAACCGTACCCTGTTCGCCGCGATAGAAAGCCATGATCAGATGGAGGTGGTGATGGTTCCAGAGGTGACAAAGTTACAGGTGATAACCTCCAACTCGCCAACAGTAGCGCTGTAATCGACTGATGTAATCAACCCGACAAAACTGATCTTTTTAGTGCCTGTGGTGTCTAGGAACAACTCAAAAGCTGCCACGCCTTGATCAGTTGCCGTGTTGGCAGCCTTGATAAAAACGTTGGTTTCGTCAGCGCTGCTGGCGGAATAGATCAGCTCGACGCTGCCAGAACCTGCGATCAGGCCGCCAATGTTGCTCTTGTAGGTGGCACCTAGAGCAGTGGTTTCCAGCACATCTTTTTCGATGGTCATTGACCACGAACGAGTGGATGCAATGGTGGCAGTGGTGCTACCGGCATCGTCAAACTTGACGGAGCCTTGTTCGCCGCGATAAAAGGCCATGGTTAGAGATCCTCGAAGGTTTCAAAGGTCATTCTGACCTGAGTTTGGAAGTACCCTTCGGGAGACGGCGTGGCCACCACCTCTGGGCCTGTTGGGGGATCAAAGCGAACCCCGGATACGACAATTCTATTGTAAAGGTCTCGTACTCTTTTGCCGACGGTGAAGTTCGCGCCTGGGCCAACACCTTTGGCGGAAAAGATATTTACAACGATGACACCGATGACGCTGTTGCTGGCGCCAGCCGTGCTGCCCATGGTCATGTAGTTGTTGGCGCCAAAGCTGACAGAACACTGTGCCCAAGTGCTACCTGGCGTGGGCGTGTAGGCCACGTTATGGAACACCACTGGTATGACTGGCACGATGGCTAGTTCGGTGGCGAGCCTGCCTTCCACGATGGCGCGGATTGCGTTGAGATCTAGTGCGGCCATTAGCCTTGCCTCCCGATGTAATCAGCTAGTTGCCTAGCACGGTTGGCCATTTGAGCTGCAACGATGTCGATCCAGCCTTCTGGTGCTTGGGTGCTATGACCGTTGGCAAGTGCCTCAGCGTATGGAAGTGTGTTGTGGATGTTGTAGGTATTGCCCATGCGCTCGCTGCCAGGTGTGTAGTTGATGCCAGTCGGAGGCGTTGGTTTTGGGTTCTCTGGTGGCTCTGTTTTTCCTACGTTTTCCCCTGTGCTGGCTTGTTGCGCCCCGGCGTCATAGTTGCCAGTTGCATTTTCACCAATAACCCAGCTAGCGCGAAAACGTCCTGTATCCACTGGGCTTCTTCCTTTTAGTTCCGCATCCGTTTCAAACACAACCGCGTGCATCAACTGGTTCATCCGCTCTTCGCAGAAGTCACCAATGTCAACGATGTTGATGCGTCTTGCCATGATCAGGCTCGTAGGACCAGTTCGTAGGTGATTGCCTGGTTGTCCTGCTCGATGGTCTGCACGGTAATGATCTGATGCGACACGGTTGCGATCACAACGCGGTCGGCGGTGCTTGGCGTTACGGCCAGATCAGTTGCAGCGATGAACAACCGCTTGTCACCGGCTTGGATCAGCTCATTGACCTCGCGGGCGTTCACATCTTGTAATACGCCACGCAGGCTGTAGTCGGTCGCCGTCTCCGTTACTGCGCCTGTGGAGGCGTTGTAGGCGCCGCTAGTGACTCGCCTATAGGTCAACGCACCACCAAACTTGCCCATCAGCTTGGAGGCGGTCTTCTGTAGCGAGGAAGCTAGTGCCATCAGAGCCTGTAGGCGACGCAGTGGCCGTTCTGGAGTTTGATGCTGGTAAATACTCCATAAAGCGTTGTAGAGGAATCAAAAGACTGACCCGAGATTGTATTTCCATCCCAGTTCAATGGAACCAATGTATCCACTTGAGTATTGGTTGTGAAATGAATGGCGCACCAACGGCCCGTGTAAGTGGCAGTATCACCAATAAAGGTCGCGCCTTTGGCGTAATCAATTCCTAAACGATTGGTATCGCTCATAATCAGATTTTGTAAGCAGCGATCTTGCCGGATGTCAGGGTGACGCTGGTGAAAACAGCTTCAACAGCATCGCCAGCTTTAAGCGGCACGCTGGTAAACGCATTGCCGGTGACGTTCTGGATCACAGCACTGGCAATCACGGAATCCTCAAACGCCACCAGTTTGTTGAAACGACCCGTGTGGGCAGCCGTGTCGCTGATGTACTCAAAACCAATGGCGTAATCACCCATGATCAGCTCCGGCGGATAGCAATGTTTCCTGGTCCACTGATTCTAAGGCCAGTTAGATACCGTTCCATCATCGGTGGCACCTTATCCGCACCAGCCTGTGCGCTGCTGGTGTTCACGCTGACGCTGATGGGTCCAATGGCCACGCTGTTGTAGTCCTCAAGACCACTCAGGCCGAGGCTATC